ATGATGAAAAATAATTATTAAAATTCTTTGTCAATTAAAATATCCTTCTTAGATTTGAATATCATTAAAAGAGAGATAGAAATGAAAAATCCATTCACATTTAAGCAAGACATTGAAAATAACTGCTGCTCTAATTGCGGTAAAAAATTGAATCCAGAGAAAACTACATGGTTGGAATACTCAATTACTGATGGGTGTGTATATCATCTAAATGAATTTCCTGAAGGACATATATCGCAAGGTTGGTTTGCCTTCGGACCTGATTGCGCTAAGAAAGTGGTAACTCGCAATGAAGTAAAGAAAGAGGAGATCCAGAAAGAAGATCAATGGAGTAAGCTATACAAGAATACTACAAAGGCTCAACTATTTGAGATCGCTTGTCAGTATGCGATGCTTATGAAGGATGAAGATGAGCAGAAGGCATTTGAATTCTTGAAAGAAGAAAAGAATAGAATATAAATAATCAAGGGAGGGGGAAACCCCTCCTTAATTTAATAAGGAGAGAGATGAAAAAGATTGATTGGAATAAGGTAGCGGTAGTTGCATTCTTGCAGACTATGGTCATTCTAGGAATGGTTGCTATGATAGCAGTATATGAATTAGTAGAAATCTTAACCTGTTACTCATGTTAATGCTAGATGGAGTTGATTACGATCAGCAGTGGCTGATTGATAAAGCGAGAGCCGATGAGTTCTATTACGGACCATTAAACAAATTAGCATTATCCTCTTCAAGTTGTAAGATGCTACTAGATAGTCCTAAGACATTCTACAATGTCCAGAAGTATGGATCTGAGGAATCAAGTCCTGCTCTATTAATGGGGAGAGTCATTCATGTGATGATCCTAGAGCCTGAGAATTTTGATGATATCTTTCAGGTGGTAGATGTTGCTTCTAAGAATACTAAAGCCTTCAAAGAGGCTCAATTAGAGAATCCTAAGACTTGTATCACGAGAAAGGATAAGGAAGCAGGAGAGCGGATGGCTGATGCTTTTAACAGGAATGAATTAGCATTGAGTTATCTATCAGGATCTGAGACAGAAGTACCAATGATTGATAATGTAGGAGGCTTTCCATTTAGAGGGAAGGCAGATATCCAGAGAGGAGGAGAGATCATTGATCTCAAGACCACTACAGATCTCAAGGCATTCCGCTATAGTGCTGATAAGTATGGATATGATCTTCAATGTTATATCTATTGCAATCTATTCAAGACCTCATATAAGGACTTCACATTTATAGTTCTGGATAAATCATCTACGGATATAGGAATCTATGATGTATCAGAGGAGTTCTACAAGAGAGGAGAAGCGAAGTTTAATAGAGCGATCAGTCTTTACAGAGACTTCTTTGTAAGAGGTGAGGACTTGGATACTTATACAATTAGAGGAACATTATGAAAGTGCTTGAGTTATTTGCGGGATCCAGAAGCATCGGTAAGGTTTGCGATGTTTTAGGATATGAAGTATTCTCTTCAGACATTAATCCATTTGATGGGATTGATTATGTTGTAGACATCTTAGAATTTGAGGAGGGATATGTTCCTTTCGTTCCAGATATTATATGGGCATCTCCACCTTGTACAAGCTATTCTATAGCTGCTATCAGTCATCATAGAAAGGATGGAGTAGCAACATCTGATTTCGCTAAGAAGAGTGATATGATGATGGCTAGACTTCAGGAGATGATAGAATACTTTCTAAAGTTAAATCCTGATCTGATTTACTATGTAGAGAATCCTAGAGGGATGTTGAGAAAGATGCCTTTCATGAGTTATTATCCATTGAGACATACATTGACCTATTGTCAGTATGGAGATGATAGGATGAAGCCTACAGACATCTGGACTAATAACTTCAAGTGGAAGCCAAAGCCTATGTGTAAGAATGGAGATCCTTGTCATGTGGCTGCACCTAGAGGAAGTAAAACAGGTACTCAAGGATTAAAGGGAAACTATGAGAGAAGTATAGTTCCTCCGATCCTGTGTGCAGAAGTCCTGATCAGCATATGATACAGATTCCAGATTTATTTAAGAATAGTGAGAAGGTGTATCAGTATAGACTTCTGTTATCTAATTTCAGTATTGAGAGACAAGCGTTCATTCATTTGAATGAATCCAGAAGGATAGAAGAACATTTGACTAGGAAAGATATTGACTGCCGTAATATCATGATTATGGATAGAAGTGCTCTTAAGGATAAAATTAATGCTGAGGTCTCTGGAGTGTATTTGCTATATACCAACATGGGAGTTCTAAATTATATAGGAAAGAGTAAAGATGTTAGAAGAAGATTGATGTCTCACTTTAATACTAAGGAGTTTGATGTTGCTCATATATTCACTATGAATGAAAGAGATATCCATTGGGTAGAGCAGTATTTGATTACAAGATTATTTCCTAAAGAGAATCAGGAGATGAGAGATAAGTATCCTGTTAGTGCTTGTTGTAATTGGACTCCTGTAAATAGATTGACATTACAATGAAAAAGCACACGAAGATCTATATGAAGCACTTCAACTATGTTCTAGATGATTTCATCCCCTGTGAGATCTGTGGAGGTAGAGCAGTAGATATTCATCATATTGAGAATAGAGGATCAGGAGGTGCTAAAGACAAGGACAGAATAGAGAACCTAATGGCTCTATGCAGAGCAGATCATATTAAGTATGGAGATGTTCCTGATAGAGTTCAATGGTTAAAGGACATACATAATAGAAAGCTATGAACAAGATGAATCAATTCCTACGCATTGCAAATGCGAGACTGAAGAAGATATACCCTAACAAGATCCAGAGAAGGGCTTGGGTAGCGAAGATGTGGGCAAGGTATTGTGAGCGCAATTCGTGATTCGCAAAGTAAGGGTATAACCTCACGAGATTTGAATTTGGTAAGGCTATAACCTTACAATAAGTAGATTGAATGGTGCTTATTTACACCACTAACAAGAGTTTAAGCACATAAAGAAGGGTTTATCCATCTTCGGGGAAAAGTTCGGGGAAAAGTTCAAGCATATAAAAATAGGCGCACACCGATAATAATAGGCGCAAATTAGAAACCTTTAACACCAAGAGAAATGAGAGAGATACTACTTGAGATGTATGAGCGTTTATGGAACGCTGACAAGGATAAGTTTGCTTGGAATATGATATTAAAGGAGACACTTGAGAAATTAGAAAAGAAAGACACGCTCATAGACTTAATGAATAGAGATCTAAACAATAACGGAACAGAAAATGACTGAGTTTGAATTATTCAAGAATGGAGTAAAGCTAATGGCTTTGTATCAGGTAACTTTAGAGCAGATGGATCTGATGAAGGGAACACCTATCTACTCACAGAGGGTAAAGCAGCAGATGAATAACCTAGAGCGATCTATAGAGATGATGATCAGAGAGCCAATGAGTAAGTTAGATGGTACTGATGAGATGATGATGAATGATATCCAGAATAAAGTAGATATGATTCTAGATTTATCTCTGGAGGAGATCGCACAACTCAAGGCAGTAATTGAAGAATCAAGAGATGAGCAAGTCTAGCCTCATCCTAGTCAATAGAAATAACTACCATAAACTTCTAGAGATCTTAATACAATTAGATCAGAGAGGTAAACTTGCTCCCCATGAAAGGGAGTTTTTGCGTAACTTAGTTGATTATTAATGGGTTCTATAATTATGGAAAGAGTAGATATTAAACAGGTAAGACCAAATCCTGATAACCCTAGATTTATAAAGGGGAATAAATTTGAGAAGTTAGTGAAGAGCATCAAGGAGTTTCCTCAGATGTTAGATCTACGACCTATAGTAGTGAATCAGGATATGATCGTACTAGGAGGGAATATGAGATTAAAGGCTTGTGAGGAAGCAGGACTCAAGGAAGTACCTATCATCTTTGCAGATAACCTTACTCCAGAACAAGAGAAGGAATTTATCATCAAGGATAACTCCTCATTTGGTGAATGGGATTGGGATCTACTTGCTAATGAATGGGAGACAGAACAACTCATTGATTGGGGTATGGATATCCCTGATGATTGGGCAGTAGATGAAGTGTTAGAAGCGGAGGAGGATAACTACGAAGCAGCAGATGACATACAAACAGACATAGTCTTAGGAGACCTTATAGAGATAGGAGAGCATAGATTACTCTGTGGCGATTCTACGGATAGTGATCAGGTGGCTAAGTTGATGAATGGAGAGAAGGCTGATATGGTATTCACCGATCCTCCTTATGGTATTTCGCATAGCGGAAAGGGAATAACTGCTCCTACAAAAAATGGAAACATTGTAGAGGGTAATGACTTTGGAGAGATATTGGGAGATGGAGACATCTCGGCAGCAGTTGATTCATTTAATCTTATTCATAGTCTTTATCCAGAGGCTTCTCATATATGGTGGGGAGCGAACTATTATGCATCAGTATTGCCTGATGGATTCGGTTGGTTAGTATGGGATAAGGAAAGAGTAGGAGATACATTTAGCGGAGCGGAATTAGCATTTGTAAATAAGGGAGTAAAGGTTGATGTATTCCGCCATATGTGGCATGGAATTGCTAAAGCATCAGAATCTGGAGAGAAAAGATTACATCCTACTCAAAAGCCTATTAAGTTAGTAGAGTGGTGTTTTCAAAATTACAATGCAGGTCCTCTTATTTTAGATGCCTTCTTAGGCTCAGGATCTACTATGGTAGCAGCACATCAACTCAAGCGCAAGTGCTATGGTATGGAGTTAGATCCTAAGTATTGTCAGGTCATCATTGACCGAATGAAGAAACTAGATCCAGCACTTGAGATAAAAATCAACGGAAATACCTATGACAAATAATGACATAACTAAAAAGGCAATGATTGATGCCCTTGAGAAATCTCTAGGCATTGTAACATCTGCCTGTAAAGCAGTAGGTATCTCCAGAGAGACTCACTATAGATGGCTGAGAGAAGATGAGAAGTATAAGGAATCGGTTGAGGACCTAGCAAATGTCGCTCTGGACTTTGCAGAATCACAATTACATCAGCAGATAAAGGGAGGTAATCCGACCTCTACAATCTTCTACCTAAAGACTAAGGGTAAGAAGAGAGGATATGTAGAGAGACAGGAGATAGCCCATGAAGGGCTTAAGACCTTTGAGATAGAGGAAGTGGATGAGCAAGATCCGAGTTAATAAAGTCTACGGACATTTAAAGAGATCAGATAAGAAGATAGTAGTGGAACAGGGTGGTACTCGCTCTGGAAAGACATACAACATCCTCTTATGGATTATCTTTCATTATTGCGGGAAGAATGTAGGTAAGACTATTACAATCGCTAGAAAGACCTTCCCTGCAGTTCGCTCCTCAGTAATGAGGGACTTTTTAGATATCCTAAAAGGATCAGATCTCTATAGAGAGGAGAATCATAATAAGTCCAATTCAGAATACATCCTCAATGGTAATCTAGTAGAGTTCATATCTATGGATCAGCCTCAGAAGATCAGAGGTAGGAAGAGAGATCTAGCATTCTTAAATGAGGCTAATGAATTGACCTTTGAGGACTGGCAGCAAATCGTATTCCGTACCAACGGAAGAATCATTCTGGACTATAACCCTTCAGATACTTTCCATTGGATCTATGATAGGGTAATACCAAGAGATGATGCAGCATTCTATCAAACCACCTACAGAGACAATCCATTCCTAGATCAGACTATCATAGATGAGATAGAGCGATTAAGGGAAACAGATGAGCATTATTGGAGAGTCTATGGATTAGGGGAGAGAGGAACGAATAGAGCGCAAGTATTCCAATTCACCACTATCCAGCAGATTCCTGCTTCTGCGAAGTTCCTGTCCTATGGGCTTGACTTTGGATTTACTAATGATCCTTCTGCATTGGTTGGATGTTATCAAGATGGGAACAACCTATATTTTCAGGAGATGATCTATTCTACGAATCTCACTAATCAGGATCTTAATAGAGAATTCCAGAAGTTAGAGATAGGGAGGTATGATGAGATCTTCGGAGATTCAGCAGAACCTAAATCAATTGAGGAACTCCACAGGATGGGATGGAACATTAAGCCAACGGCTAAGGGATCAGATTCAGTCAATGCAGGGATAGATATGCTTAAGAGATTTAAGATCCATATCATAGGCTCTAACCTCATGAAGGAGATGGAGAATTATAAGTGGATGGAGGATAAGAATGGTAACCTCCTGAATAAGCCAGAGGATAAATACAATCACTTGATAGATGCTATCAGGTATGGAGTATATAACAAACTAAGCAAACCTAATTATGGGAGATACGCAATCCGTTAGCATAGAGATTCCAGAGAATCTATCAGATATAAAACTATCAGCATACAAGAAGTTCATTCTTATGGCTAATGAGGAGAATGGTGATGAGATAGCCTTGTATCAGTTCTGTGGCTTGACTCCTAGTCAGCAGGAAGCGATGAAGAAGAAAGATCTTGATGAGATCAGAAATCAGATAGGTATCGTATTGGCTGAAAAGCCTAACCTAGTAAAGACATTCACATTCAAGGGTAAGGAGTATGGATTTCATCCTAAGATAGAAGATATCTCTATGGGAGAGTATATTGATCTAGATACCTACCTACAAGAGCCATATAAGAATGCTGAGAGGATATTAGGAGTCTTATATAGACCTATTACTAAGAAGATGTTTGGAAGGCATAGCATTGAGAATTATGATCCAGAGTCCCATAATGGGAATGGGTTTGAGGATCTAAGTGCTGATATCTTTATGGGGTGTCTGCTTTTTTTTTATCGTATCGCCACCAACTTACAGATAACTTTCCTACAATCTTTGGAGAAGGAGGAGAGGAAGGATATGATGCACAATCCAACTTCTCTAGAAAGTGGGGATGGTATGGAGCAGTACATCAGATTGCTAAAGGAGATCTCCTACAATTTGAGAAAGTAACTGAGTTACCTCTAAGAACTGCACTCACCTATCTGGAGTATGAGATAGATAAGAATGAGGTTGAGAAATCTATCATGAAAAAAAATCAACATTAGGCTAGGTTGTTAAAAGTCTTTTTTTATATCTTTGAGTAAATCAAAACAGAGAGAGATGAATTTATACGACAAGTTAAGCCCAGAGGCTTTAAAAGTATTAGATCAGGAGATGATCAAGTTTCCTTATTCAACGAAGGCATTAATCACAGGATTAAAGGAGAACAGATACTGCTTAGATCTTACATTAAACCAATGTCATAGAGTAGCAGCAGTATTCGGTTTTGAATGCACATTGACTAACATCATAAACTTCTTTGAGTCATGAGTTACTTAGATTGGGAATTAGAAAGCTATCAGAATTATCACGATAGCACTTGTAGTATCTGCGGAGAATCAAAAGATCCTGATTATTACGATTGCAGATGTAGGGATGAGGATGATGATGAGCATTTAGGTATCTAGTGGTGGTTCGCTAGATTGGTTTGGTTGAGGAGGTCTGTGGTGGATCTCCTCTTTTTTTTATCCCTATTTTAGCGAATAGGGTTTTTTAATTATATGAAGAAGGGATACTATCAAATAACAGAAGCACTTGAGAGTGCTGCATCAGCAAATGATCAGATCAACCAAGTAACTTGGGGAGATATCTTTGATCTAGATTTCAGGAAGCAGGATATGTTTCCTATTGCTCATGTAATGACAGGAACGGCAACTCTAGGAGAGAGAACCATTACTTATGAGTTTGATCTTCTGGTGATGGATATTGTGGATTATAGCAAAGAGGCTAAGGATCTGTATGAGGGGAATATGATGAAGCAGGATGTGTACCATAGGACTCTTTCAGCAATATCTGAGATATTAGCCACCTTCAGGAGAGGGACAGAATATGATGCCTACTTCAGATTGATTAATGATCCTGTTGCAGAGCCTTTTGATGAGGAGATGGAATCTAACATCTGTGGATGGAAAGCAACACTCCAGATAGAAGCAATCAATCCTAATAACATCTGCTAGATGAAGGGAGAGAATACAAAGAAGGCATTAGATAAGTTCGGAAAGTATCTTGTTAAGGAGTCTAGAAAGAACCTTACGAGAAAGAAGAAGAATGTAACTAATAGCCTCTATGAATCTCTGGACTTTGATGTGAAGGCTATGCCGAACTCTTTTGAGTTTGACTTCCTGATGAATGAATATGGTGAGTGGGTAGATAAGGGAAGGAAGGCAGGAAAGAATCCTCCATTCTCACCACTAAGGAAATGGGTACAGGATCGCAGGATTCAGTTCAGAAGCAATAAGGGGAAATTCCAGAGTTATGATCAAACGGCTTGGGCGATAGTCAAGAGCATTGGTAAGAAGGGAATACCTGCATCTAACTTCTATTCTAGACCATTTAACTTAGGATATGCTAAACTCCCTAATGAGATAGTAGAGGCATATGCTCTAGATGTAGAGGATTTTCTAGAGTTTACAATAGACAAATTAAACGAGCAGTATAAAGATGGCGGTAATTAGCCCAACGGGATTATTAGGAACGAGATCACCTATCCTCATTACTTGGAATGGTACAGGTAGTTCAGCAAGTGATATCTATTATTTTAAGTTAGAGATCTATGCTTGGACAGGAGATAAGGATGTAAGACCTGCATCTCCTACTTACACGATAGATAGAACATCAGGATTTGTTGATGCATTTCCAACTGCTGATATCGCTCCTATCTTAGAGAATGAATTCAATCAGCGAGTAAGTAAGTTAGATACAAGTGATCTAGTAACGATGTCTCCAGATGCTCTACTATGGGTAGAGGTAGATTATGACATTGAGTATTTAGATGATCCTAATGTCGTAAATGATACAGGCACTACTACTCGCTTCTTAGTTACAGATGGATATAGTAAGTTCACTGATGGCTCAAATAAGGATCTAGGACAGGCTATCTTGATTGAAGATCAGGATAAATACTTCTATGAGTTTGATACTTATAATATGCCTATCTACTTAGGTGATGTAGGCAGTAGCTATCAGACTGATGTAGTAAAGATTAAGCTAGTAGGATCCGATGCTACGACAGAGGAAATAGTAGTAACGAATCAAGCAGGAGAAGATGCAGAGGATAGAGTTCTATTGTTCCCTGCAGGGATACCTAACCTATCTAACTACTTGTTTAATGAAGGTCTCACAGGACTCACAGAGCCTCGCTTGTTAGATTGGTGGGATGTGCAGATACTAGACTCTAGTGATGCAGTAGTAGATAGTAGAAGATTCTACAATCAATGTGAGCCTAAGTATACTCCTATTCAACTGCAGTACATTAACAGATATGGAATGTGGGATACAATGACCTTCTTTAAGAGGTCAGATACTGATTTAGATGTAAGTAAGGAGAGTTACAGATCAGTGATAGGTTCAGCATCAGCATCTGGATATACTTGGGGAACTCAAGCAAGAGGAATAAGATCCTATAATGAGGAGATGAGTAAGAAGATCACGATGAATACAGGATTCATTGAGGAGGTATCTAATGAGAATATAGAGCAGTTATTGATGAGTCCTTATGTAGTGATGACTATCAATAGAGCGACTACAAGAATTCAGGATACTTACACGATATCTCAAGACTTTAGAGCAGTGAATGTGTTAACGGATTCATTAAGACTCCAGAAGCATATCAATGAGAAGACTATCAATTACACAATACAGGTAGAGTTTGCAACACCTGATAATGCAATGCTATGATAGAGATCTATATAGGATCAGAGAGAATAGATACCTTTAAGGATGAGGATGTAAATATCAAGTTGAGCCTTCAGAATGTGAAGGACATCAGCAGACTATTCACTGATTACACTCAGAACTTTCAAGTACCTGCCTCTAGGCAGAATAACGATGTATTTAAGCATTACTATAATGCTGATATCTCTGGAGGCTTTAATGCCTCATTGAGACAAGATGCTACAATCTTTGTGGATAAGGAATTATTCAGAGAGGGAAGTATTGAGTTGATCTCTGTAGATATGAAGAATGGTAAGCCTTCTGCTTATGAGGTCGTGTTCTTTAGTGCAGGAGTCAATCTCAAAGATTTATTTGGTGAGGATGAATTAACGGATCTTGATTTATCAGCATATGATCATGCCTATGATGGTGCAGTGATTAGGGGAGCAATGGAGGGAACTACTCCTCTTCATTCTGGGAATGTTATCTACCCATTGATATCTCCTGTTACAGATTGGTTTTATGATAGTGCCTCTAGTGCTCATGATGATGGTGATATCGCATATCATACGACTAATGATGATCATGGCTTACATTATTATGATCTAAAACCTGCTATCAGGATCAGCAAGTTGATAGATGCTATAGAGGCGAAGTATGGAATCACCTTCACATCTACCTTCTTTGCAGATAGAAAGTTTACGGACCTATTCCTATGGGGACATAGAAGAGAGGGATATATGTTCTTCGGTCAGGAGAACGGATTTACGGCTCAGAAGATTGATTTCACTTCTACTACAGGATCAGGATTTGATACGACATTAGATGTCGCTACTATTCCTTCAACATATGATAGATTCCTATGGTATTATAGTATCAATTCAACTCGCTCTTATCAGGTCCACTTCTATATCAATGGAGTCTACTATACAAGTAGATCACACACAGGTAATGTCGTAGATGAGGATGTATACTTCTCAGGATTACAGACAGGCGATAAGATACAGATGCGATTCTCACCACCTACGAATTGGGATGGAGCAGGAGTCAGTCTTACTTCTGTAAATATCTCAGGAAGGGAATTCACGAATCCTGCTAACATCTATTGGACTGCGGCAACATCAGCAACACAATCCTTCTCGTTAGATGTAGTGATGAGTGATCAGATGCCTGAGCAGAAGGTCTATGATTTCATGATAGGGCTTGTGAAGATGTTTAATCTAGTGATTGAGCCTACAAGTAGAACAAAGTTCATCATAGAACCTCTAGATGATTGGTATGCTTTAGGATCTAACTATGATATTTCAGAGTATGTAGATATATCTTCACAGAAGATAGAAAGACCAGAACTCTATAGAAGGATCTCATTCAATTATCAGGAATCGGGTTCATACCTAGAAGAGGCATATCGCAATGCTAATGGAGGGATAGGATATGGAGATCTTAGAGCAGACTTTACATTTGATGGTGGAGAGTTAAAGACAGAATCTACTTTTGAATTAATGAAGTATCAGAAGTTAGATGATCCTAGTAATGGAGTAACTAATTTCCTAGTAGGAAAGAGTATTGATAAGGAAGGTAAGCCGTATATCGGAGAGTCTGTTATCTTCTACTCACCTTCTACTTTAAATATCACTTCTTACCCTATTGGATTCTTAGATGAGAGTGGTTTAACCACATCTCCTAGTAATCAAGTGTACTTATGTGGAAACATTAATAACAGAGTTGCAGCAGATGTAACACAAATGCTAACCTATGGACTTGAAGTTGATCCTCTTCATGAGCAGAGTTTCGTGCAGACCTTATACAATCAATTCTGGGAAGATTATATCACTGATCTCTACTCAACTAGCAGGAGGATATATCAGATGAAGGCAATACTGCCTTTTAATGTCTCTTCTCAGTTGAGGATGAATGATAAGTTAGATATCAATGGAAGGAGATATGTTATTAATGAGATCCAGATAAACCTGAGAACTCAGGAGGCTACTTTGGAACTTCTAAACGATGTGTGATGGACTTGGGTTTTATAATTGAGCAACTTCAGAAAGTAGAAGCTACAGATCAGGATTTGATGATAGCTAAAGGAGAATGGAAGATTCTCACTAAGTGGAGCGAAGCTAAAGAACAAATTAGATGGCGGTTAAGAAAGAAATAGAGATCAATGTAAATACTAGCAAGGCTGAGAAGAATGTAGATAACCTTGAAGGGGGATTATCTGGATTATCTGCTCAAGCAGACAAACTCACAGGAGGGTTAGTATCAGGCTTCAAGAAGGGAGTTGCAGGAATCAAGCAGGGAATCACTGCTATGAAGTCTCTTAGAGTCGCTATTGCAGCGACAGGGATAGGTGCACTGCTCATTGCAGTTACTTCTTTAGTGTCTTACTTCACTAAGACTCAGAGAGGGGCTGATAAGCTATCTCAGGCAATGGAGGGTATTGGTGCAGTAGTTGATGTATTGATAGATCGTTTCTCAACATTTGGAGAGGGCATCTTCGCCATATTCTCTGGAGACTTTGCTAAGGGTGTAGATATCCTGAAGGGTACATTCAAGGGATTAGGTCAAGAGATTAGAGAGGAAGCAAAAGCAGCCATTGAATTAGAGAAAGCCTTTCAAGCGTTACAGGATCGTGAGATAGCAATGATTGAGACTCGTGCGGAGCGCAGAGCATCTATTGAGGCATTGAGACTTGTAGCAGCAGATGAAACTAAAGACCTCGCAGCAAGAGCCAACGCACTAAAGGAAGCTATGGATCTTGAGAAGCAGTTAGCGGATGAAGAGATAGAGATAGCTAAGGAGAGAGCGAGAATCATTAAGGAGCGTAATGCTCTAGGGGAATCTACGAGAGAGGATATCCAAGCAGAGGCAGAGGCTAATGCTCGTGTGATTGAGTTGAATGCTCAGAGAGATACGAGGCTTAAGGAATTGGTTGCTACTTATAACTCCTTAAATAAGCAACATCAGGAGCAGATAAGACTGCTCAGAGAAGAGGAGAGTGCGCAGGTATCTCTTAATGCTAAGACTATAGATAGCAAGAAGTTTGCAGTAGATAATGAGTTGCAGATGCATCAGATGCTGAGAACGAATATGGCTATGATAGATCAGCAGTATGCGAATCAGGCTGATCAGATCAGAAAGGACTCATTAAAGAAAACCAGAGAGCAGAAGATGGCTGAGTTGAGTATCGTAGCAGGTACTCTAGGATCATTGAGTCAGTTAGCAGGAGAGAATGCTCAAGCAGGAAAAGCACTAAGTGCTGCAGAGGCTATCATTAATACTTATACAGGGGCTACGAAGGCACTTGCTCAAGGTGGTATATTTGGTGCGGTAGCAGCAGCAGGAGTTGTAGCTTCAGGTATTGCATCAGTAAGACAGATCTATGCTACTCCTGTTCCTACTCCTTCAGGAGGTAGTGTTAGTGGAGGGGGCGCAAGACCACAGATATCAGCACCTGCAATCACTCCTAGATTATCATTGAATACTCAAGTATCTGATCTAGGGAATCAGATTACAGAGTCATTAAGTAAGACTCCTGTGAGAGCATATGTAGTGAATCAAGATGTGCAGACTGCTGCGAAGATGGATAGAAAGATTAGAGAAACGGCAACAATAGGATAGATATGAAGTTTTTTGAGTTAGTATTAGATGAGGATAAACTCCTTCATGGTATAGATGCGATATCAATAGTGGAGCATCCTGCTATAGAGGAGGACTTCATCACGATGAGTAAGGACCACAAGTTTGAATTCAAGGAGGTAGATCAGGAGAAGAAGATCCTGATGGGAGCAGCAATGATTCCAGAGAAGCCTATCTACAGAGTTGAAGGTGATCAGGAGTATTATGTGTTCTTTACAAAGGAGACAATCCGCAGAGCCTCTGAATTGTATCTGATGAATGGTAAGCAGGGCAATGCTACGCTAGAGCATCAGGAGAAGATATCAGGCTTATCATTAGTTGAGAGTTGGATCATAGAAGATTCAGAGAAGGATAAGAGCAGAGCCTATGGCTTAGAGTATCCTGTAGGAACTTGGATGGTGAGTATGAAGGTCAATAATGAGGATATCTGGAATGAATATGTCAAAAGTGGGAAGGTCAAAGGATTCAGCATTGAAGGATGGTTCATGCAGCGAGAGTCGGCTATTGAGATCAATACAGAATTATCTAGAATTGAATCAGAAGAAGCAGACCACCTGCTCTCACTTTATCTTCTGGGAATAATCAAAGGTTCTGTAAAGAACGATAAGAGATATAAGAGCGGTAAGAAGCTAGAGATGGAATCATACAGAGACTATCCTGATTCAGTTTCTAACAACGCAAAGAAGGGTATTGAACTCAATGAGAAGCAAGGGAATAAATGTGCTACTCAGGTAGGTAAGGTTAGAGCGCAGCAGTTGGCTCAGAAGCAGCCTCTATCAGTTGAGACTATAAAGAGAATGTATAGTTACCTAAGCAGAGCGCAGGAATACTATGATGAGGGAGACACCACATCCTGTGGATATATCTCATATATGTTATGGGGTGGATTATCTGCTAAGAGATGGGCAGAGAGTAAATTGAAGGAATTGGATCAGTTATGAAAATAACCCAAAATCTTAATAAATAGTTGTTTAATTAGAAAAGTTCAAAGAAATGAATCTACAAGAAGTATTCAAGAAGATTGAAATGGCTCTTACTCCTCAAGATGCTACACCTGAAGTTCAGGAAGTAAATGAAGAAGTAAAAGTTGAGATGGCTACAATGAAACTCGCAGGAGGTGTTGTAGTTGAAGCAGAATCATTTGAGGCAGGTGAGAATGTATTCTTACTAGGTGAAGATGATGAGAAAGTCGCTGCTCCTGTTGGAGAGCATGAGTTAGAAGATGGTCGCATCCTCGTTATCGTTGAGGAAGGTGTGATTGCTGAGATTCGTGAAGCAGGTGAGGAAGTTGCTGAGGTAGTAGTAGAAGAAGAAGAATCTACTGAGATGGCTCAGGAAGAGATGGCTTATGTAACCAAAGAAGAGTTTGGTGCTGCTATTGATGAATTGAAAGAGATGATCGCTGCTATGCTTCCTAAAGAGGAAGAGATGGCTGCTGAAGAAGTTTCTGAAGAAGTAACTGAGGAGAAGGTAGAGATGAGTGCTGATGAAGCACCTGCTGCTAAGAAGGTCGCTGCTGCTCCTGTAGATAAGAAACCAGATATGGTACAATTCAGCAAGAAGGCTGGAGGAACAACCTTATCTCGTGTAATGAGTAAATTATCATAAATTAAATAAACGAAGAAAAAATGGCTACATCTGTATCTATCACGACATCGTATTCGGGCGAGTTTGCTGGAAAATATGTGTCGGCAGCACTTTTAAGTGCAGACACCATCGAAGGCGGTGGTATTACTATTAAACCAAATGTCAAGTACAAAGAGGTTTTAAAGACAATGAACTTGGATGCAATCACTAAAGATGCAACTTGTGACTTCTCTGATACTTCTACTTTGACTTTGGCTGAGAAAGTTCTTACTCCAAAAGAACTACAGGTAAACCTAGAATTGTGTAAGTCTGACTTTGTATCAGATTGGGAAGCAATCTCTATGGGTTACTCTGCTTTTGATGAGTTACCTGCTAACTTCGCTGATTACTTAATCGGTTATGTTGCTGCTAAGGTTGCTGCTAAGAATGAGACTAACATCTGGGCAGGTGCTGATGCTAACGCAGGTGAGTTTGATGGCTTCACTGCTCTATTGGCTGCAGATGCTTCAGTTGTAGATGTAGTAGGTACTACTATCACTGCTGCTAATGTTATTGATGAGTTAGGTAAAGTAGTTGATGCTATCCCTGCTGCATTATATGGTAAAGAAGATCTTTACATCTATGTATCTCAGCATATCGCTCGTTCTTATGTTCGTGCTTTAGGTGGGTTCGGTGCTAACGGCTTAGGAGGCAATGGTGTTGCTTCTAATGGTACTACTTGGTACAACGGAGGTGATCTAGCCTTTGATGGTGTTAAGTTGTTCGTTGCTTCAGGTATGCCTACTAACGATATGGTTGCTGCTCAGAAATCTAACTTGTTCTTCGGTACAGGTTTGTTGAGCGACCACCAAGAAGTGAAACTTTTGGACATGGCTGATCTTGATGGATCACAAAATGTTCGTGTAGTTATGCGCTTCACTGCAGGTGTTCAGATTGGTATCGGTGCTGACATCGTATACTATACTTAATAGTTGATTGATTAACCAATGAAGGGGCAGGTGGGCTAAAGCCTGTCTGCCCTTTTTATTTTAAATAGACAACGATATGGCGTGTGCTTTAACAAAAGGAAGAAACGAACCCTGTAAGGATGTAGTAGGTGGTATCACTGCCGTTTACTTTGCTGACTTCGGGACATTAGGTGCGATCACCTATGATGTAACAGATACGGATGTGATTGATTCATTTGGAGGTACTCCAAGTTGGTTCAAGTTTGAGGTAAAAGGAAACTCTAGCTTTGAGCAGACAATTACTTCATCTCGTGAGAATGGGACTACATTCTTTGATCAGACATTGAGTCTTACATTTAAGAAGATGACTAAGCAAACTCACAATGAGTTGAAGTTGATCTCTTATGCTAGACCTCATGTAGTAGTAGAGGATAACAACGGCAACAAGTTCCTAATGGGATTGGATTATGGTGCTGAGGTTAATGGTGGTACAATCGTTACAGGAGCGGCTATGGGTGATTTGTCTGGATATACTTTGACAATGAATGCTCAGGAGAAGATTCCTGCTAACTTCGTAGATGCTACGATTACTGCTGATGCTTCAACTATTAGTGATATCTAAGATCAGATCCTGATAGAATCAAAAAAGCCCTTCCTTTCGGAGGGGCTTCTTTTTTGGTAGCAGTGCTACCTAAGAGAGATGAACACTGCAAATGTAACCATTAAATATGTTTTGGGTTTTATAATTGTATGATAATAGTAGAAGAATTTACTAATCCAACGATAAAGATGTATCTCAGGGACTTTACAACGGAGTCTTTTGAGATAGAGGTAATATCTGAGAATGATAGGAGTGATATCTATGAGCCTATAACAGGGACATATGATAGTTTTAGAAAAACGCTATCTTTCTCCTATGATACAAGTGTTTTGTATTCTGAGAATTTTTATGTAGTAAAAATCTGGGAAGTAGGAAAGGCTAAATTATTATCTCAGGATAAGATGTATGTAATTCCTTCAGGATCTGATGTAGCAACATATCAGCCAAAGATGACTACTAAAGACAAGACTATGGATAACGAGTTTAAGATTTATGGAGAGTAATTTCAAGTTTGTTCAACTATCTAGCTATACTACTCCTGTAGTAAGTGAGAACCCTAGAAAGGGTTGGGTAGAGTATGGAGATGACAATGATTATTTTCAGTATCTGATTGATCGCTATAATGGATCGCCTACAAATAATGCAGTAATCTCTGGGATCATTGATATGATCTTCGGTCAAGGTATTGATGCTACAGATTCAGGTAAGAATCCAGATGCTTATCTTCAGTTGAGAAAACTGATTAAGGATCAGGAGTTGAAGAAAGTAATCAATGACTACTACATGTTAGGCAATGGTGCTTTTCAGTTGATCTACAATCAGAATAAGACTAAGATCGTTGAGGTATACCATATGCCTGTAGAGACTCTTAGAGCAGAGAAGTGTAATGATGAGGGAGAGGTTGAGGCATATTACTATGCTTATGATTGGAGTCAAGTACGAAGTAAGAAGGGTGTTGATCGCATTCCTGCTTTTGGCTATGGCGCACAAGGAGATAAGGTTGAGATCTTATACTTCAGACCTTATCGCAGTGGCTCTTACTATTACTCCCCTGTTGATTATCAAGGTGCTTTACCTTATGCTGAATTAGAGGGTGAGGTAGCAAACTACCATATCAATAACATCAAGAATGGACTTGCTCCTTCTATGATTGTGAACTTCAATAATGGAGTCCCTCCAGAGGAGGAAAGAGATATCATAGAATCACAGATTAAGCAGAAGTGGGGAGGTACATCTAATGCAGGGAAGTTTATCCTAGCATTTAATGATAGTGCGGATACTGCTGCTTCTATTGAAGCGATTCAGTTATCTGATGCTCATAATCAATATCAGTTCCTATCTCAGGAGTCTCAGCAGAAGGTCCTAGTAGGTCATAGAATCACTTCTCCTATGTTATTCGGGGTAAAGGATCAGACAGGTCTAGGAAATAATGCTGATGAGATTAAAACGGCATTCACCTTGTTTGATAATAGTGTGATCAGACCTAAGCAGAATCAGGTGATCAATGCTCTGGATCAGATCCTAGCCTTCAATAATGTTGCTTTGAATCTATACTTCAAGACTCTTACTCCTTTGGAGTTTACAGATGTTGAGGATGTAACGGATCAGGAAGTGATTGAGGAAGAAACAGGAATCAAGATGAGTGCTGAATTCACTAAGGAGGATGAGGCTCAATGGTTAGAATACCTTGCTGATAAGGGTGAGGATATCAATGAAGAGGAATGGGAGTTAACTGCGGTGCAGGATGTGGATGATCCAGATAATGAGGATCAGATCGTAGAAGCGATAACATCGGTTAGTATGGCTGCAGTGAGTTCCTATGGTGATGCTGAGGAGAGATCTTCAGGTGATGCAGGGATGTTTAAGATTCGCTATAGATATACAGGATCATTGAGCGGTAATAGCAGAACCTTCTGTGTTGAGATGGTTGGATTATCTGATTCAGGTAAAGTCTATAGAAAAGAGGATATCAATCAGATGAGTTTCTCTGGAGTTAATGGTCAGTTCGCACCGAAGGGAAGAAGCACATATTCTATCTTCAAGTATAAGGGCGGAGCATATTGTCATCACAAGTGGCAGCGACTCATTTACATGAGAAAGAGATCAGGAGGTAAATTCTTGCCTAAGAGTGAAACGGAGGCATTAGAGAATGATAAGAGAGTAGCACCTTCACAGGCTTCGGCAGCAGGTGTTCCAGATTCAAAGATTAATCCTAAGGATTATGGTACTGCGAATACTCGCCCTATAGATATGCCTAACAGAGGAAAATTGAACTAATATGTCACAGGTATTATTTGTATCGCCAAGCGATGTTATAAAGAGAACAGGGATCAATGGTAATGTTGATCGTGATCAGATGATTCAATTCATTAAGATCGCTCAGGATATCCATATCCAGAACATTCTAGGGACTAGATTATTCAATAAGATTGCTAGTGATATCTCAGCAGATACATTGACAGGAGACTATCTAAGCCTTTTCACGAACTATATTCAGGATATGGTAATCCACTATTCAACGATAGAGATATTGCCTTACATCCATTATAAAGTAGCAAATGGAGGCATCTATACTAAGGGTGCTGAGAATGGTACAAGTGTTACAAAGGAGGATCTAGATTATCTGATCCAAAAGGAGCGAGATATCGCAGAGCATTATTCTAGAAGATTCGTAGATCATATGGCTTTCTATAGTTCAAGATATCCAGAATACAACACATCTTCTAATGATGATATGTATCCTAGTAAGAATCAGAACTTCAATGGATGGGTTTTATAATTAAGAATACTTACAAGCCTAAGCAGGAGAACATCCAGAAGCTAAAGAAGTATCTCATGAAAAAGAATAAGAAGAATGGCTAATACAATTAATTGGGGAGAGATCTATTCATCTACTGAGTGGGGAGATGGAGTTACAAACAATACTATTAATTGGGGTGATACCTACGCTGATTTAGTTTAATAAAATAGAAACAACATGGCTAGTATTAATTTAGTAGTAAAGGAGACTCTAAACATCACCTGCATGAAGCAGGATACTTTTAAGTTGAATATGGATTGGGTAGATGGTAATAATAATCCTATTGATCTGACAGGATATACTTTTAAATCTCAGGTTAAGACATCGGATGTCGCTCCTACCTCAATACTTACTTTTGATGATAGTGATTTCACTAAGGATGCCTCTGGTAATTTACTTATGAGTAAGTCTGCTGCTGATATGAATATCAGTGCAGGTAAATACTTTTATGATCTTCAAGTAACTGAAACGGCAACAGGTGATGTATCCACTTGGCTTGGAGGTTTATTTATAGTACAAGAGGATGTTACTGAATGAGTGTAACGATCAACTTAATAGAAGGTAATGAAGTTACCATACAGAGGCAAGACCCTGTAGAGGTAACATTGCAGAATGTACTTGCGAATCAGGTAACCATTCAGCAGGAATCTCCTATTGCAGTTACATTACAAAACACTACACCTAACCAAGTCAACATTCAGCAGCAGAATAATGTAGGGGTAACGCTCCAGAACATTGTGCCTAATTCCGTTGTAGTGAGCAATGGCTTAAGCGGTGGTGGAAGTTGGGGAAGCATCACAGGAACGATTACCGACCAAACCGATTTGGTTACTTATGTGAATCGTGCGGTGCCGCAGTTCTTAATGACCTCGCAAGATGGTACGGAGTTTACTATTGTGGTGACTAACGATGGGCAGTTGCTTGTTATTCCCGAAGGTTCAACGGCTCCAACGATTATTGGTATTCCTACCATCAGCGGAACGGAAGCGGTATGGTATACTTTATTGGCAGTTCCCGCAGCGGTTACGGGAAGCCCTACACCGACAAGAGCGTGGCAATGGCAACGCAGTAGCAACGGCACCGATTGGGTGGATATCACGGGTGCGACATCAATCAGTTATTTGCTTGTAGATTTAGACGGCAATAATTACATCAGAGTAAAGCAGACCGAGAGCAATGTTCTTGGAAGCGTAACGGCAGAAAGTGCGAGCACGGGTGTTATATTCCCATCGCAGTTCAGCACTACGCAATGGCAAAATATCACCCCCGTATTATGGGAGGAACTAACGACACAAACTTGGAATTAAAATGGGTACATCATTAAGCGGTTTAACACCCGCAACTACATTTGACGGATTACTTAAAACGAGCGATAACGAACCTATTGGCGCAACGCTAAAAACCATTAGCGATGGTAGTGGTGTGGATAGTGTGTTGCAGTTGAGCGATAGTGCTTTGAGTATTGGTGGTGCGACTACTATTGTAGGGACGGGTAATGATAACACTACAACGGCATTGCTTGTGCAGAATAGTGATGCAACGGAGTTGTTGAAGGTTGATGATAGTGGAGTCTCTACAATAAATGGTTCTTTAATTGTTGACTTTTTTACCTTTAATGGTAATAAGTTAACTGCTTCATTAGGTATGAAAGCCCTTATGCAGAATGGTGGTTTTGCTATTAGTAATGACTCTACTGGTGCACCAGCATCAACGATGGCATACATCAAAGGAAGCGGAGCAACTTCAGCAACCACCTCTTTGTTGGTGCAGGATAGTGCGGGGACGGATGCATTTGAAGTTAAAGACAATTTAGCCTCATACGCATACGGAGGGCTATATTCGTCAATTACCCGTGTAAATTATATTAACACATATAACAACGCTTATAGCGTAATGCAAACGCACGGAGCAGATGGAAACGCAAGTTTTCATAAGTCCGTTGCAGTAGGTCAAACAACCACCCCAACCGCCCGATTACATATTAAGGGAAGTGGAGCAAGTTCAGCAACCACGGCATTGGTTGTAAAGAATAGCGGAGAAGAAACAATGTTTAGCGTTCGTGATGATAAGACTATTCAAATGGATGGTTCTCGTTTTACTTTTAATTCAAGCGCGTTCACTTCATATGCTGACATATTGTTAAACACCGATTTAGCGGTAGGTACTACAACCATAGCAGCAAACACAAGGGCGCATATCAAAGGCTCTGGCGCAACCTCTGCCACCACCGCACTATTGGTGCAGAATTCAGCGGGGACGGAGTTGTTGAAGGTTACTGATGATGGTAGTGTAATAAATAATGGCGGCGGTTCTTTATCGGCTAATACCGCTTTCGGTGGCGGTGCATTAGTGTCCAATACAACTGCGATAAGAAATACAGCAATAGGCAATGACACTTTATCGCTCAACACAACAGCTGGAGAAAATACAGCGGTAGGGTTTCAATCTTTAAGAGCAAATTTGCAAGGAGTTGCGAATACCGCTATTGGCTCTCAATCATTGACTCAAGCTCAGTATGCGGGGTACAATGTCGCAATAGGAACGGATTCTTTAAGAACTAATACGACGGGTGATAGTAATACCGCAATTGGTACTGGTACAAATTCGGGAAACTTTAATGGAAGCGTTATATTAGGAAGGTCAGCAACGGCTACGGCAGACAATCAATTTGTTGTAGGTAGTTCAGCTATTAATGCAGGAACAATAACAACCGAAGCCGTCACCTCGGATGCAACTTGGGAAGTGGTTATAAACGGCACGGCATACAAAGTGCTATTGAAAGCAGTATAATTTTCTAACTTTATATTTTTAAAAAACAAACGATTATGTACATCAAAATCAATTCAGCGGTTAACCTTTCAAGCGGTTTATCAATTCCAAGCGGTAGCGTTGTAGCTATTGCCGAAGGATATGCAGATGTTAAAAGCGAAAAAGACGGAATCATTCCCGCTCAAGTAGCAACATTCCTTTACGCAAGTGAAGATGCTTACAACAATGATTTAGCACCCGTTCAAGGTGTGGCAGACTTCAACCCCGTATTCAGCGGTTTAGAATTAGCCGTTGCAAACTATGAGACCGACCCAGCACAAACGCTTTTAATCAATGCCGTAAAAGGTGCGTTGGTAGAAGTTTATGGCGAGGCGAATGTTGAGGTAGTAGCTTAATGAAAACTCGCTACAATGTCCCTCAAGATAAACGCAGGGGATGCCTTTGCAAAGATGGTAGGCGGTATTCTAGAGAATGCTGCAAGGGTGATTATGTTAATCAGGGCATTGGTAATATCACGAAGGATGAAACTCAGTAAGAATCTTACATTAGGAGAAGCAACAAAATCACATACTGCGATAAAGTATGGGATAAGCAATAAGCCCTCTGGAGAGCATCTGTCTAACTTGATCCAGATAGCTAGTAAGATATTCCAACCTGTAAGAGATCACTTCCAGAAGCCTATCATAGTGAGTTCAGGATATAGATCTCAAGCATTGAATGATATCATAGGAGGTGCATCAGCATCTCAGCATTCAAAAGGTGAGGCTTTAGATTTAGATGGATCAGTAGAGAACTTCCTGATCTTTGAATACATAAAGAATAATCTGGAGTTTGACCAACTGATATGGGAATTTGGAGATGATGAGAACCCTGATTGGGTTCATGTCTCTTACAAATCAGAGGACAATAGAGGAGAGGTCCTTCAAGCCGTTAGGCAGAATGGTAAGGTGATCTACAAGAGATGGTAAGAAGATGCTTAAATAATCTGAAGGAGATCTTCCTGTATGCGGATTCTCAGCCTACTGAGATTATGCTAGGGATGTTGAATTTCATTCTTTTGCTTCCTGCGACTATGATAGAATTGGGATGGATTCCTATCTATCAGATCTCAGGGATTCTAGCAGGTGGGTATCAGTTATTTGCAGTTGCAAGGCAGGATATCTCAATGAGGAGAAATGCTTCTTTTCTAAGTTTTGTGGTTTTTACTATGACAATAGTATTGTACGGATCTTGCGGATACTTCTGGAGATCAGCATCACATTGGGGATGGGTAGTCTTATGGCTTTCATCATTGAGTAGCGTAAAAAGAGTAACAACAGAATACTACCATAGGAAATGGAACAACAAGGCATAATCATTGCAATAGTTACTGCTCTTACAAGCGGTGCTGCTTGGAAGTTTTGGGAGCAAAGAATGAAAGCAAAGCAAGAGGAGAAGGAGCAAACCAGAGCAGAGGACTTTGCATATCGTGATGATCTGAAGAGTAGAGTAGCGAGATTAGAGCAGTTGTTAGAGGAGAGTAATACGAAGGTATTGGAACTTACTGCTGAGGTTCATGCGCTGAGAACTGAGGTGGGGTTTCTAAAAAAAGAAAACGATAGATTACGAGGATGATAGATAGAATTTTAAAGAATTGGAAAACGACTGCCGTAGGAGCAGTATTATTCGCAGCAGGTATTATATTGGTGGCTATGGAGAAGGCTTCATTGACTGAAGCAGGAACATTCTTTGGTGTAGCCTTTATGTTATTCTTTTCTAAAGACAAATTATGAACGATACAGATTTCGGATTCTCAAATGACTTTGAGGACTTTGTGGATGAATTAACCAATGACAAGGCAAATGATAATGCCTGTTCAATAGACAATCCAGAATGCGAAGCATGTGGGAGTTAAAAAGGGGAGCAGTTCTGATAGGGCTGCTTTTTTTACTTCAGGGATGTGGTGCGAAGTGGCACCTGAATCGTGCGATTGCAAAAGATCCAACAATTCTAGATTCGGTTGCCCTAAAAGTGGACACTCTGATCATAACTCAAAAAGAAGCCGTTAGAGATACTTTAATTCTTGAACGGATAGATACCCTCAGAATTATAAAAGAAGGCATTAGAATTGATCTGAGAAGGTTCTATGACACTATAGAGGTGGATATTGAATGTCCTGCTGATACTATCAGGATCCAGAAGGAGATCAGAGTCCCTCAAGTCATCTATGAGGAAAAGTCGTTTAAGAAGAAACATCTGATTATCTTGATTATGTCAATAATCCTTTATACCTTCGGACTTATTAAGTTACTTAAGTAAGTATATATACTATATATATATTACATTACTCTGTAAGAGTAACTAATTACAATTAAATACTTATTATACTTATAAGTAATACTCTCTTTCAGAGAGTTAAAAAAAAATAATGACTAGAAGACAAAAGAGTATAGCTATAGAGAACAAAGAGATAGCAGATGATTATCACAATCACTTCCTATCTCACTTTGGATTTCATGATGAGCAGAGATCTGATCACTATAGTTTCTGGAAGTATTACCAAGAGGAGCAGAGCATATGACAATGAGAGAAGCACAGAGTCTAGCAGTTAGTCTTAATGACAAAGGTTATACTGCTTGGGCAGTTCAGGGGTTTAGCGTTAAGCTAACCATCAATGGAGTAGTATACCAAATTAAAGAAGCAGATGAGAGATCCGAACATTGATAGATACCTTCATAAGATGGCTATGCTATTCCAGAACTTAGGTTTAGATTCAACTCCTGAGGAGAGACTATATGCTAAGGAGGAAGAACACAGATATCTAGGTAGAATAGCAGAAATTGATTGGGAGTATGCTCAGAGATTAGGATATGACTGATCACACTAAAATAGAAATCCAGTTAGGTAAGATACCTAGTCTTAATAAATTCTACTCCTCACCACATTGGACATTCAGATCCAGAGAGAAGACTAAGTGGAAGGAGATCATTACTGATCAGTTAGATTATGACTTTCAGTTTGAGTATTGCATAATTACTGCAAAGGTCAATTACAGGTATGATCTAGATAATTGCATTATGGCTATCAAGTTCACTCAAGATGCATTGGTAGATGCAGGAATGATAGCAGATGATAACAAGAAGTTCATCAAGTCAGTCAGGATAGAACCTGCTACTGATATCCCTAAGGATACATCAGTGATCCAGATAGAGGGAAAAATAATCAACAAATAATTTTCATATCTCAAAATCCTTTTCTAAGTTTGACCTGTTAATCAAAACTTAAAGAGATGGAAAGAGAGAACTTTTATCAGATCATTGATGATCTAGAAGCCTTCGCAGAGAAGATAGGAAGCGAATGGATGAAGGAAAGACTAGCGATGCTAGAGGTACAGATAATTAATCAATCAACTAAATAATCATGAAGACAAGTAAAGTTGTAGCGGTAAATCCGCAAGGGGACTATCAGTTAAAGGATGGAAGAACTTTATACAAGTTCGTTCTAACTTTTGAGAATGGAGATACAGGAGAATACTCTTCAGTAAAGCCAGATCAGAACAAGTTCGTAGTAGGTCAGGAAGCGGAGTATGAATTGAATGCTACGCAGTATGGTAATCGCATCAAGCCTGTATATTCTCAGGGTGGTGGTTTCTCTGGAGGAGGATATTCTAAAGGTAACTACTCAGCAGGATCTGATGATAAGCAGAAGATGATTGTAAAGCAATCCTGCCTTAAAGCAGCAGTTGATCTCTTAAAGGACAAAGGTGCTAAGAGTACAGATGTTCTAAAGATAGCTGACTCGTTTGTGAGTTGGGTATTGGAAGAAGATAAGAAGGAGACTTCATACGATAATCATTTCTCATCTAGAGAAGAAAAGATACAAGTAGCGAATGCTATTGTAAATGGTCAAGATGATGATTTACCATTCTAGTTGATTGATTGTGTTAGGTAGAGAGGGGTAGAGATGCTCCTCTTTTTTTTTCTCAGGATCTGAGATATTAAAAATATAGTGTTAATTTAGAGGGATGATTCATAAACACATAATACAATCAAGTAAGACTCTTCGCTATCTGGAGAGAGCGAGAGAGGGAAAGATCTCAGAGGCTTCAAGATTTGGAGTAGGAGAGATAGATGATCATTTAAGATTTAAGAAGGGAAACTTCATAGTAGTAACAGGACACGCTAATGTCGGGAAGACTCACACGATGACCTACCTGCAGTTGCTCCATACCTTAGAGAATGGAACGAAGTGGCTTATCTACTCCTCAGAGAATGAGGTTCAATCACTCCAGAGGAAGATCATTGAATTCCTAGCAGGGAAGCCAATCAATCAGATAGATGAGAGAACATTCTGGAGACACCATAGCTTTGTGGAGGGACATTGGGCATTCCTAGATTCGGAGTTGATAGTTGATGCTTTTGAGTTATTGGAGATTGCAAAAGAGGTCTATGATGCTTGGGAGTTTCAAGGGATGATGATAGATCCATATAACTCGCTAACGATAAAGAAGGAATATCTCAAGGGAGTTTCAACTCACGAATATCATTATGAGGTAACAAGCCATATAAGAAAGTTCTGCAAGGAATATGGTATTACTACGATCCTGAATACGCATCCTGCAACACAAGCACTAAGACAGGTCCATAAAGGATCTCATGAATATGCTAATCATACGATGCCTCCTATGGCTTCAGATGTTGAAGGCGGGGGTAAGTTCGTGAATCGTAGTGATGAATTCTTTGTGATTCACAGGTACACTCAGCATCCAACAGATTGGATTTTCACAGATATTCATGTGAGGAAAGTGAAGGAGTTGGAATCTGGAGGTAGACCGACACCATTAGATTCACCTATCAGGATGGAATCAACACAGGGTAATTGTGGGTTTAGAATTAATGGAATAAATTTGGTAACTAAAGACAGAGAAATAGATGGATCTCCATTTTGAGGGTAATAGGCTATACTATATGGAAAAGGAATCAGAGTTGTATCGTGCTCTGGACCACCTAAGCAAAGAGTTGAGTGATCAGAAGACTATGACTAAGGAGGATATGTGGGAAGTATTCCAGATACTCGCTGATTCAGCAGCAGTCTATAGACACATCACAGATTACTTTACGACTCTAGACAGACTGATCCTAGATGCTAGGATTGAGAATGGGAAATTAAAGCAGGAGATGTATGATCTAAAGAAAGAGAATCATAGATTAAATGAGATGTTAAATAGAGAGATGGATGGATTTTAAGAGAAAGATGAATAATGGTCAAAGGTTTGAGATCAATGGGATGGAGTTCATATGCTTAGAGACTCACGCTTATTTCCAAACGAGGCTAGATGGAGAAGAATCAGATATTGATGTAGGATGTAGCTATTACATAGTAAGGAACACATCAACAGGGAAACTACACAGAATACCATTTCAAAAAATAATAGATAAAGAGAAAGAGATAACATGGAAGATTTAAGTATTGTATTGAAGGAGTATTATGAAACGATTGGAATCATTCCAAGAAATACCAGAGAATTAGATCAGGTCTATGCAAGATCCGCTATGATGGTAGCAATGAGAAAGTATATGACCTTACATCAGATCGGCAGGATCTTTGGTAAGAATCACGCTACTATTCATCACGCAGTAAAGAATCACGAGCAGAATCATAATTGGAGTGAGATGTATAGATACTATCATTCTATAGCTAATGATATCCTGTTAGAATGCCCTATTAAGAGCATTCAGAGTGATAATAAACTTCAGGCTCAGTTCACTAGACAGAAGATGAGAATCGTAGAACTAGAGTATGAGGTTGAGAAATTAACACATAAGTGTCAAGAACTTAGTGAGAATTGCAGTATATTACAGAAATTAAATAAGCAGTTACAGAATGCAGATTGAATTTAGCCCTCTTTATGGATTGATGTTTGGAGTTAACTATGCTTACTATCCTGCGATAGAAGAGCAGAAGCCATTGCATCTGATCCAGATGGGGCTAGGTTTAGTCATGGTACAAATAGCATGGGAAGAATAGAAACATTCTACAGAAAGAATTTCAAAAGACTAACAGGATTCATTAAGGAATATACTGATGGTTCTTATGAGGTTGCATCTGATATTGTTCAGATGGTGTTTCTACGGCTATTGGAATTAGAAGGTGAAGGGAGGACCAACTTTTATGAGGAGGACTCCCTTAACTTTTTTTATGTCTATAGATCCTGTATCAATACGGCTCTTAAATATCAAAGAGCAAAGAAGAAGATCAACAAGGTTTCTCTGGAGGATTTTGATGTTGAGGACTATCAGCCATATCCAGAGGAAAAAGCAGCACTTGAGAAACTCATCACCATTATGGAGGATGAGATGAAGGAACTGCATTGGTATGATGAGAAGATGATCAAGATTCATATGGAAGGAACAAGTATGAATCAGATACATAGAGAGACAGATATCGGACTAACATCAATTAAGAATACGATCAAGAATGGAAAAGCAAGAATCCACGACAGGCTCAGAGAAGATTGGGAAGACTTCGCAAACGGAGACTACGACAAAATCTAAGAAGCGAGGTAGACCAAAGGGAAGTAAAAATAAGTCCAAAGGTCTAGGAGATAGCATTGAGAAGTTCACAGAGGCTACAGGAATCAAAGCAGTAGTAAAGGCTATTGCAGGAGAGGATTGTGGATGTGATGAGCGTAGGGATAAACTCAATAAGTTATTTCCTTACAAGAAGGCTGAATGCCTTGATCCTGATGAGATAGAATATCTATCTACAGGTATCTTAAGAAAGAGAACCCTGAAGTATGAGGATCGTGAGCGCATAGCGACTATTCACGCCAGAGTCTTTAACCATAAGTTTGATATCCCCTGCACTTGCAGTCCTAAGATCTGGATGCAATGGATGAGAGAACTCCAAGAACTGCTAGATGCAACTAAGGAAGTATCTTAAGGAAGGGAGAAATCTTAGTGATGATAGAACTGCTATTTGTGTTGATGTAGGCAAATCAGGAGAAGCATTATTCAAGGAACTGACAGGAGCACATAAGTCCTCACTCGCTGATGATAAGAAGCATATAGACTTCTATTGGGGAGATATGAAGGTAGATGTCAAAGGACTGAAGAAGATGCATCATTCAGGATATATCCTTCTGGAGTTTATTAATGTCTGGGGAGGGCATGGATGGTGCAGTAAAAAGAGTAAGGCGGAATACATAGCCTTTCAGTTTCCTGATGCCTTCTATATATTCAGAAAGAATCACCTTAGGAGAAGAGCATTGGACTTGTGTGAGGAGTTTGATAGATCAAAGATCCTGAGGAAGAATTGGATTCCGTATCAGGAAGCGATGTATAAGTGGGTAGGTAGATATAATGCTCAGGATGTGTTCACTTATCTAAAGATGGAAGATGTACAGGATCTGATCTTTGAGATCCTACCATATAAAATAAAAGAGGGATGATATTACTATTATTTGGAATTGGATTGGGCATAGCCCTGAATCAAGTTAGATCACTTCAGAGGAGAGTTGATGACCTAGAGGAGTTCATTGGAGAAACTTTTTTTGATGATGATGAAAAATAATTATTAAAATTCTTTGTCAATTAAAATATCCTTCTTAGATTTGAATATCATTAAAAGAGAGATAGAAATGAAAAATCCATTCACATTCAAAAGAGCCATCGGAATCAATTGCTGCTCAAACTGCGGCAAGAAGTTGAAATCAAATCAAACTATCTGGTTAGAATTATCTACTACTGATGGATGCGTTTATAATCCAGAAGATTTCCCACAAGACCAACAATCACAGGGTTTTTTTGAGTTCGGATCAGATTGTGCAAAGAAAGTAGTTAGTAGAGTTTAATACGGAGGGGGAAACCCCTCCTTAATTTAATAAAGAGAGAGATGAAAAAGATTGATTGGAACAAAGTAGCGGTAGTTGCATTCTTGCAGACTATGGTCATTCTAGGAATGGTTGCTATGATAGCAGTATATGAATTAGTAGAAATCTTAACCTGTTACTCATGTTAATGCTAGATGGAGTTGATTACGATCA